TTAACACGATAAGGTGTAGGAACATTTCAACTGGTCCCCATTACTCACAGGTACGTCAGCCGGGAATAATGCTGTTGCCCAGAGTATACCTGTTGTACCGCTCTTGGTACTATTGGTTACAACGAAAATGCCTTTAACCGTACCCGACGCATTGATATCAAACTGTACTGGTGTTGCATTGGTAATAGACTGCGATGCTGCTGCACCTGGTCCCCAGGTTCCTCGTGTAGTTTGTGAATAGCCAGTGAATTCTGTCCAACCGCCATGCGATGCCATGGTATCGGCGGCAGCTAAAGCTGTAAAGCTGGTATTGCTTATTAATCCAATGAACCAATTCGCAGTTGCAGTCTGTGTACCGCTGTGAAAGTACACTTCAAGAATATTATTCTTGCCTTCATTAGTAATATCATTTAAGAAATCATAGATATTAAATAGCTTTCCATTTCGGAAATGCTCAATATGCCATTTGCCTCGAAAAGCTAACACACCTTCAGCTTTCCGATTACGAATCATAGAAACACCAGCACTCTGCTTAAATGGCAGACCCTGATTCATAATCATCTCCTCGTTGCATTGAAGTTAATTGTGCCACGGCGAATTTCACGATTTATTGCACGCCCAAGTTCGCGTACATTTGTTTCAGACGGTGAAGAGTCTGGGAAGTTAAGGTTGATATCTCCGACATTAACTGGGCCGCCACTCGCAAAGTATCTAGGTGTAAATCCTGCATTTATAGACATTAATTGAGTGAACCATCTCCGTGTTGAGCGAGCATTAACTACGAATTCCCCAGCGCTAAGCATTGCAGGAATTCTATCTGTTCCGCGAGGAGTCCAATTAATAGGACCACCAGCAGCACGTCTTTCTGGTTCAACGAATTGTTCTCTTTGTCGAATTATCTCTGGTGGAATTTTACCTTCTTCAACATACTTAATAATCACAGTCATAGTCTTTTCACTATTTCTATCAATACTTGTTACTAAAGTATCAAATTTAGTTAATGCAGAATCAAGTTCAGTTTTCAAATTATTGAATTTAGTTGCACTATCAAGGTCTGCAAGTTCTTTTTTAACTTTAGCGACAGCTTGAGGAAATCGTTCTTCAAATCTTACTTGTAATTCCTGTACTTGCCTAGTAATCTGATCAGGTGCATCCTTTGTTTTAGATGCTTCTTGTCTTGCATTCTTTAATTTTTCTAGTGCAAGCAATTGTTCATTAAGTTGTTTTTCAACATCTTCTGGCTTAAATATCTTAGCTAACGATGGTATAGTTTCTCCACCAGGACCAGTAGTTCTTATCCTCGTGAATTCGAGCATTAATTGACTAAAGCGTACAACAGATTCCTGAGTCTTCTTTAATGTTTCATTGAATTTCTCATCACTGACTTTCGGATCATTAAGTATCTCAAAGAATCTCTTTATCTTTTCGCCTTCTTCTTCTGCGCTTTTGGCCAAGCCAGCACCGGCCGCTACTCTCCCTAATTCTTGAGTTCTACCCTCAGTTGGGAATAGTTGACTGATTAGGCTGCCCGAGAAGCCAGTTTTCAACTTTGCAAGAGATTGCTCTAGATCAGCGATTATTTTTATATTACTTTCACTTAATGCAGCAGATAAATTATTCTTAGCATCAACAGCTGCTTTAAGTAATTCTGTATACCCCTTCTTTGCTGTATCAATACGCTTAATAAATGCATCAGCCTCCTGCTTAGCAATTTGATTATTCATCAAAGCATTTGCAGCTATAAGCTTAGAAGACAATGCGTCAGCAAGCGTAGTTTGAGCAGCAAATGCTGGGCCAGCAAGCTTCTTGAATTGATCTTCAAGATTCTTGAGTTGAGCTTGACCTTTTTCTAACCCACCCGGCCCTGCAAATTCTTTCTTAGTTTTTCCTTCTTTGTCAACAGTAGAAAACGACTCTATTTTCTTGGCAATTTCTTGAAGTTTTCTTAATCTATCTTCTTCTGTTCTAATTTGAAGCTTAGTCGCTTCAATATTCTCTTGCTTACGAGCTTGAGAAGCTCGCTCCAAACCTGCTAATTGTTGTTCATTACGAATTGCATCTTGTTGAAACTTATTAACTAAATCTCTAACAGAAATTCGTTGAACAGCTGATCCAGTTAATGGATCAATTTGAGTCTCAATGGCTCCTGGAGCCTTACCAAGTTCAACCATTCGCTTACGGATATCGACTTCTTTTTCAAGTCGCTGTTCCATAAGCTTTTCAATGTCGGCAGACTTCTTACGAGCAGCTTCTAGACTGGCATCGTCTCCCTTAGCAAATAAAGTATTAATCTCTTTCTGAAGCTGCTTAATTCGATTAGTAATCGATTGAAGCTGACGAGTGGGATCAGCCTCAAATTGAATACTCTTTTCAAACGCTCGCTCACTAGAGCGCGCAGCAAATCCTTCAATAACCTTTTGGCTACGGCGAATAGCCGACTCGCCTTTAGTTACTTCAGACTTAAGCTTATTGATATTATTACGCATACCGCCGAAGAAAGATTCCATTTCTGTCTTCAGGCGTTCTGTAGTAGCTTTATTAGCTTCTTTAAGAAGTTCTTGCTCTTGAGCTAATGTCTGAGCAACTTGACTACCTGCTATGGCAGGTACTCTGAATGTTTCATCACTTAACTTCTTAAAAGATGCTAAAATTTCGTTATTAGCTGCTACTCGTTTCTTGGCAGCTTCTTCAGCCTCCTTAGTTAAGCGTAAGGTTGTTTCCGCGTGTACTTGATTAAATCTTTCTGCCGCAGCTGCCGCTTGGAAATAAGATTGAGTAAGAACACCAATAGCTACTGCTACTGCTCCTGCAATAACACCCACTGGTCCCATAGCAGCGGTAGTAGCTAATAAGCTAACTCTGAGTCCTGCTAATCCACCACTAAAAGCCGCTACAGCAACAGGAGCTAATTTGACTACAACAATAGCCGCAGCTATAGAAGCTGCAAGTCCTGCAATAGCTGGTCCTAATCCACCAGCATTCTGCTGAATAAGTATTAAGCCATTAGAAAAAGCTAATAGCTTGGGTAAAATAGCCCCACCAACATCAGTAATAAAGAAATTCTTGATACGTTCAAAATTATCCAATAACTGACGACCGATAGGTGCATCAGTAAGTTTCTTAGCCTCTTCGGCTTGAGTTGTTGCTTTACTTGTTATTTCGTCAAGGTTTTGAGCAAAATCTCTACCACCATCAGCAGCAGAACCAAATGCCGCACGCAATGCTCGAATATTAGGTAATAGTTCGGCAAGCTTCTCAGGACCAGTATCAAGAGTTCTGAATAAGATTTCAAGTACACCCTGAAACCCTAAGACAGAAACAGCCTGTTGTCCCGACGATACACCTATCTCATTAAATAGCTTCTTTAGTGCATCAGACGGCTTAGTCAATGCCGACAATAATGCAGATACTTGTGTGATAGATTCAGACGGTGTAACACCCTTAACTGAAACAGTCGCAATTAAAGCATTAAGTTCATTAATCGAAACTCCGGCCGCAGCTGCCGCTGGACCAACACGACCGTATGTATTGGCTAAGTCTTGAGCAGTTACACGGCCAAGTTCAATAGTCTTGAAGAAAGAATCAAATACTGGCCTAGCTTGATCAGCCGATAATCCAAAGGATTTGATAGCCGATGATCCAAGATCAACAGCATCCTTAACAGACGACACGCTAATACGAGCAAAGCGTGCAGCTTCGCCTACAAATTCAAAAGCTTGACTACCTTTAGCAACCTGATTGCTTAATGTCTGATAAGTAGCAGCTGCAACATCAGTTTGCGATCTACCAAACTCATCAGACAAGCGACGTACAGCATTAGATAATGTTGTAAAGCTTTGTGGCGTATCTTGTGATATTGTCTGAATTTCTGCAAGTCTAACTTGCAGTTGCGTAGCTTCAGTAATACCTTGCTGAATATTAGTTACTAAGGCCCCGAAGATTCTGTGATAAAGCTGAGTCTGTAAAAGCTTGGCTAATCCAGCAGCACCAATAAATGCATTATTGAAGAATCTTTTAAATGCAGTATCTGCATTATTTATTGGCGGACCTATCCCACCAGCAGCAGCTATAACCTGAGTCATAGCTTGCTGTGCTTGTTGCATAGCAGGACTTAGACTTGCAAACGCTGCTGCGGCTGCGGCAGGGCTAGTCCGCAATTGATTAAAGATCGCATTTAGTTGAGTGAGATCAAGATTGTTTCTTGTGACTACCTGTTGTAATCTTTGTAATGCTGCCTGATAGGCCGCTATTTGGCTAGGAGCTGCTCCAGCCTGTAATGGTACTTGTGCAGAAACCGTTTGAGCAAATTGTTGTGCAACTTTCTGACTAGCAGAAGCTTGCCCCGTCTGAGCCAATGTTTGATTAATCTGTCGTGTAGTATCTAATACACGCGCAAAGGCTCTCTGCAACTGAGCGGCTGGCCCAGTTTCGACCTTGACAATGCCATTACTAAGATCCGTAATTATTCTTTGAATTTCAGCTTGTGGCAATCCACTGAAAGCCAATGTCTTAACTAATGCTTGTTGAGCGCGTTGTAATCGCTCAATCATGGCAGACGGAATAGCACTCGCACCAGTCTGAGCAAGAGGTGCAAATTGCTGCGTCAATGCCTGTGCTTGCGATGCGGCAGCAGTAAGTTTTTGTTGATTGAGAAGATCCTGCTGTCGCTTAGCCGATTCAGCAACAGTGGTATTAAGAAGCTTTAATGCTCCATCTTGAGCTTGATAAGTGCGAGTGAGTTTTTGTGCTTCAGCATTAGTTTGCTGAATGACAGCTTTAGTAAGCTGACCGCTAGAATTGAATTCTACGGTTTTAACTGTGAAATCACCAAGCGCAGCTCCACTAGCTTTGAGAGCATCTCTAAGCTTATTACTAGCATCAATCGCGCTAGTAGCGTCTGAACTGATTACAATATCTTGTGGAGTTGTCGCCATTCTAGCCCGCTTTTATCCGTCGCTTCTTGATAAATTTGCTGAGTTCAGGAAATTGTACTAACCCCTGTTCTCGCATATATCTTAAGAAGGCATCTCTTCCAGCTTCAAAAGCACCCCACGGTGCAGTAGGCGAATTACCTGATCCCGTATCTTGAATTTGAAAATAATTAATATCTACTCTAAATCGAAATCTAAATATATTGCCTTCTCGTCTAATAATCTCGCTTGGTTGTGTGGCAAATTTTTGACCAGATTCCGGGGATTTAAGTGTTTTGCCACCGCTACTATAGTAATATTCTTGAGCCAATGATCTATTAATCTGTCTACGAATAGCTAATGTTGGAGGATGAAATGCTGCATCTTTACCCATTATATTTGCCAAGTTAGCAAATGCACCAGCTACAAATCCTGTTCTTACGGGAATTCTACGCAAAGCTGCCGCCGCAAATTTGGCGGCAGCTTCACGCATAATTTGTTTCATCTTCGCAAGAATTGCATTTTTATATGCATCTGCATCAAATTCAAGAAGGTCATATTCAATCTTTAATCGCATCATTAGAATAAAATCTTGAGTAAGTTTTCCAGTGTTTCGCCTTCTTCATAATCTCTTATTTGATTATAGGCTATAAGCATAGCTTGTTCAAACATCACCGCGTCTTCCCAGCAGTTGATGTGGGAGAATCCTGGTGGTTTGATTCCGAATCTTTCGCAAGCTCTCCAGATGGCGTAGTCTTCTGTTCGTCCTGTTGGGAGTCTTGTCCGTTTTGTGGAGCTTGCTGAGTAGCTAAAAAACGCTTTCTAGCCTCCTCCAATTTATTTTCATCCATTCCATTAATTTCAGCAACCTTATTAATAATTCTACCAATTTCTGCATCAGAAAATCCTGAATCAGTTAATTCTTTCTTCCAATTATCCCATGTATCTATATTATCTAAATCGACTGTTTCCCATTCTAATCCTTCAGTAGCAGCTATCGACATTAATACAAGATAATTGGTATTCTGTTGTGCATATTTTTCTGTTGCTTTAACAAAGTTTTTATCAGTCAATAAAACATCTTTCACACCACCAGGCCGCATTATAGTTGGCGGCTTAGGTGGTGGACACTTTTTCTGAAAAACAGTCATATCCATAACAGCTTCAAACGTGAAAACTATATCTTCACGACCAGGCCGAGGAATAACGAGAATATCTCGATTAGGCCCTTCAATCTTCTTACCTTTGATTTTCATAACGATCTCTTGGAAATATTGATCAGGGATCTTCCTGATCCCTGATCAACGAGTTACGCTGCTGCCACACAGCCGAGACTCGCTCTCATGTATATTTTAGGCAGCAACTCGGGTCACAGACGCCTGAGTAATATTGCACTTGCCAGTGACCGAAACTTGACCAGCACGCAAATCATGTGCTAAGTCTTCCCATCGAAAATCAGCAAGTGTAATGATTTCCCAATCATATCCACCACAAGGCGGTGCATACTCAATTTCAATATCGACTGCATAAGGTTCGCAAGGATCTGCCGAGCTACTTACCCAAGAAGATGCATTACCTCGCTGCTTAAGAGCATCTTCAAGGGTTGGCGGATCTGCTGTTGCGGCTCGTAGGAATTCCCATGTGAAATCCATACGAACATCGACAGGCTCTTGATCTCCCTCTTTAACGGTGTCAAGCCTACCGCGATCAAGCACATATTCCATTTTGCGCTTTTCGCTATAAGTCAGATTCCCTTCGCCAAGCTTGGCTTCAACCAAATGCGGTCCAACAGTTGCAACTTGATTGTCAATCAAGGCTTCAACTAAAACTGGACTTATAGTAACCTGAGTAAGAGCGCCGAGTGTGTCTGTTTTAGCTGTAATTTCATAATAAGTGTTATCACCAGCAAATCGAATAAAATCACCTACCACGGCAGTACCAGTAAATCCATCAACTGCAATAGTACTTTGACCTGCTGTATATCCAGCGGCATTATTAACCGCTCCAGTTTTCGAGTACCCATCCTTTACTCGAATAGTTGCATTTTTGAGATCAATAACAGCCATGCTTAATTCTCCAGTCTAACGTCGAGTTGATAGTGTGCTTCAATGGTCGATTGAAGAACCCTTACGTCAGGACTCACCTGGCCCCAGTGATTAGTAATCACTTCTTGGTCGCCCGCTTTGATTCGTTGCAAACATCCAATATACGCGCCCGTATCGACCCCGCCTGTATCCTTTCCATATCGATAGACCGGAATAGCAGGCTCTAGCGCTTTTTCTACTAATCCACACATTCTAAATATTTTATGATTATCAGTTTCATTAATTATTGAGCTTATTAAAAAGTTAAGTTCAACTCTCATTAAATAGTCTTTACGACTATATTGATTAGTGTACGGACCACTTATTCTCATTTGAACATAATCTTCTTCATTGCCCGAACGATCTTGACCTTCGATATATAATTTAAGTGTTGATCGTCTATCCCATATAAATTTACTTGTAGAAGCTACGAGCCATCTATCTATATGTTCCTTCATAGAGTAGCCTCCGCAACCTGCGTAAATCTCAATATGTGCTTAGTCGGTCGCGGAGTATGAATCTCTTCAATTTCTCCAGCTTGAACACTTGTCACTGTGAATAAGTAAGCCTTATTATGCTCTAATTTCCATATCTTTTTAATATTGAATCTTTCCTTATTGATTATAAAATAATCCCGAGATTCTACAACAAGTCCCTTTGGTAAGTCTTTGGCATCCACTATTAGGGATGTTTCATTAACATCAAAGCCAGGTGGTGTAGGCTGATTTGCTGTGGGTCTAAATCCCATTTCAGCCGCCAATTGTCTACGCAATGTAGATCCTGGCCTAATAATCTTTCTTATTGTATATTTCTTCTTAGTTACAGTTTTTTCACCAGTGGCCGGATCTTGATCGACGGCAACAACATCATAGAAGTCACCTTCGACCCCATATATTTTCTTTAATTCATACAGAGCCATCTGTACAAATTGAAATTGTCCAGCCATGATGAATTCTCAAAATAAGGGCGGGGAGGGCGAGTCCCCGCCCAAGCAGCTTATCCGAGGAACACAGCACCGAGACGATTATCCAGAACTGCGATGCCAGCCAGCATGTCAACAGTAACAAGATGACCCTGTTTCTCGCCATCATAAGTAATGACGACACGCATGGATAAATTGTTCCAATTGACAACTGCCGACAATGCGCCTGTGCCAGCCCGCGGCTTAGCCAACGGACGAACAACAAGTGCAATCGCATTGCGATGGATAGCCAGGTTGAATGCCCCAGCCGGACCAAGATTTACAACATCATTGTCAGCCAATGCCGCTACTAATGGCCTATCCAGAGTGATACCAACTAGCCCATTGACCGCCATAACGGTATAGACAGTGCTAGTAGCACCTGTGCCAAAAGTAACAACTTGACCAACCTGCGGTGCTACGGTAAAGCCGTCAACTGTGATTTCTTTGGCATAGCCAGCAGCATAGCCAGAAGCATTGTTAACAGCGCCCGGAGCAAAGTAATAGATAACCGCATTATCCGCAACAGCAGTCTTGATGCCTGTTGCAGTGGTAATGCTGGTTGTCGCACCGAGAGTTTCGGTATGAGCCGTAATACGAAGCGGAGTCCAATCACCTGCAATCTGGATATACCCGCCAGTAGTAACAGCACCAGTGAAACCATCGACTGTGAAAGTCTTAGTTCCAGGGTTATATCCAGCAGCCAGGTTGATAGCACCGTTAGCCGGCGTGTTGACATTCGCCGTGATAACGGGCATATTCTGATCCATGTACATATTGAAGCCGAGCTTCCTGCCCAGCGAAGCTTCCGCCAATGCCTGACCCTGATCGCCAACCGTGTTGGCTTGGAGGAATAGATCCAGACCAAGCAAAGTAGTTTCGGAAATCGGATTAAGAATCAAATTCCGATCCGTAACCGGCGCTTTGGCCTGATTTAAAACCTGACGTAGCGACAGAAGGCTGGTCTTGGCATTATTGGCAGTCAGGTTGCCCATGAAGCCAGCACTGTTGCCGAAGAAATGAGGATATTGTCCAAGCACGACCATATCAATGAATCGAGCTTGAGCAACAATTGCTGGCTTAAGGAATTCATCGACCAAAGAACGGAAGGACTTCGATTCCTCACCATCTCGGATAAGGAACGAAGTGTGGATATGCTGATTGAGCGGCACTTGAATAGAAGTGGCCGACACATCCTGAATGACGACATTATCAGCATTCGTCTTCCGCTTGGCGGTGAACTCACCAGGCTTACGAACATTGACAACATCGCCATAGTTCTGAAGTGTATCCTCGAAATCGCGATACACCAAAGAACCTGCGATCATGTTTTCAACAAGAAGAGTCAAGCCTTCAGCAGCCCATAATTCTGGGATGAAGACATCAACATCATTCTCGTAGTAAGGACGGAACGTGCTGCTCTTTCCAAAGACTTTGCCGAACATAGAGGAACTCCGGTACAAATTGATTCATGAATCTTTCCTCCCTCTTTCGAGGTAAAACCCAGCTAGGCTGGTAAGATTTGGATGTAATACCCGACATCCGGCGGTAAGGTTATGCCAATCCCAATTTCTTACGATGCTCTTTATACTGTTCTGCTGTCATGTTCTTATAATCAGGCTTTCCTTGCCTTCCAACAGTGCTACCATTGCCACCTAATCCACCGGCAACTCCAGACTTGAAAAGATTACCAAATCTTTCAGGTATATCCTTCATTCTCTTAACACATTCAATTGGATTTAAATCCATCTTAATAGGCTTACCTTCACCATCTATATCATCAAATGAAATCCTGACGGCAAATTCTTTAGTACCATCTTTATCTTCTTCAACAAGACGAGCTTTCGGTCGTAATATAGTTACAACTTGCTCGTCATTATAGACTTCATGCTTACGAGCTGCCTCGAATAAAGCATGATCGATGCTCATTGTATGATAACGATTTCTCCAATCATCACGTTCCTGTGTTACAGTCTGAAGCTGTGTTTGATGCTCCTTCTTCTGCTTATCCATCTCCTTCTTCGCTAATTCCTCTTTAGAAAGGAATTGAGCTTGAAGTTCATCAATACGAGCTTGAAGTTCTTGCTTCTCTTTTTGCGTTGTACTAGCTGATGCTTTGAGTTTCTCTAAATCCTTAATAGTTTTTTCATTCGACGCCTGCATCTTGCGACGTTCTTCGGCCACTATTCTATTGATATGGTCCTGTTGTTCTTTGGTGAATTCTGGTTTTTTTCCAGAACCATTTGCACCAGATCCGCCACCAGCGCCGCCGCCAGCAGCACCACCAGCCCCACCATCGCCACCCCCAGTACCACCTTCACCGCCGGCCCCTCCTTCACCACCTTCGCCTTCACCTTCGTAATAGGGACGAAATACATTTCTCTTCGAGAAATGAAAATTTTTGTAAAAAGCACTTCGCATAATTAACTCCCGGTTGGTTGCCGGTATTTGCCCATGTCTCGGCGTTGCCGCCAAAGAGTCAAATACGTCGGATTTTAATACTTGCTGGATCTACAAGATATTTTAGAAGCTTATTCCAAGCTTCTACAGACGGTATGCCTGCTCTTATATGATCCAAAACAAAGGAACGGTCACTATTGGAACGAACACTTGCAAACGAATAATCTGAAGACGCTAATGCTGCAACTTCATAATTCGGGTCAACATTGTCCAATAACTTCAATGCCAACTCGCAAGTTGCTTCCTTTATATCGGCTGGTACTTCAGATTGTCCGTAACGAGGAAATTCTCTCTCCTGATTACTAATCAACTTAATCCCAGCAAAATGAAGATTATCAATCAACCTAGTTGCTGTACATAATGCCTTATACTTATCTGCCTCGGATGCATCATCCCAAGGATCAGAATTAAGCCTTGTTAAGAAATAATCTTCAGCCTCAATTATTTCAATATACGGTTGCATGTGTTACTCGATAGTCCGCTACGCGGTTACTCGATTGTAAAATCAAACGTACCGTTCATTCCATCCATCTTGATAGTACGTCTGGGATCAAACCAACGATCAGTGACATTGTATGGGTCGTCACTGAAATACAATTGGGTTGTCAATATTTTTGATCCCGTAATCTTTACATGAATATGGGCACATCTATGTTCATCATCATCAATTTTGTAATTACCCGGTCTGACAGTTTCTAACCTATATCTACCTTCTGTATCTGTAACAACTTTTCCTCTTAGATTAAATCCTGCATTATCATATTCTCCATGAATATTCGCTTGCCAGAAATCAAGAATAATACTTGTTAATAATTGTCCCGCAACACTCATCACTTTGCCAGTGAGAATCAATGTCGGGTAATCTACCATCCTTCCATTTTCTAGAAAAGGAGCATTAGGCTTATAGAATGGGCCTTCAATATCTCCTGGTGTAAGCAAAGAATGTGCTTTGTGCTTAATGTAATCTTTGTACTCTTTGTAGATCATATCAATCTAACTCCTTCAAATTCAAGAGTTATATCTACTCTTTCTCGATCACAAGGTTCCCATCTTTGCTTAGGGACTAATTTAGGCGGACCAGTTAATATTTGCACTTTCCAAATTTCTGCTTTCCAATTCGTCATAGTCAATACTTTGGACGAATTCTTCAAAAGAAATTGTCTGAGTTCTAAGCTTTTAGGTCTGGACAAATACCAAGTATAAATCAATTTTTGTGAATCTGATTTCTTTACATAACTGTAAGTCTTATTATTCATAGACTTACGAATTACTACCTCAGCCGCATTACTTATTTTGTCTCCAAGCTGAGGGCACGGCAGAATGATTGCTTGGCTGTCACTTTGTAAAATTACTGCACAAGGTTCATTAGCTCTTTTAACAGATACTTGGGCCTGGGGAATTTGTATAATTTCCTTATCACTAAAAGGCACCACAGATTCATAATATTGATTAAAAATCAATGTATCAACAACAGATCGAACAATAATATTGTTATTTGTAACTAATTGCGTAAGATTTAATGTTTGATTAATAGATTGATTTCTTACTCTAATAACTGTTGCGGTCCCCGTAAATGTCAATATTTGAGAAACATTAGCTTGCTTGAATCTAATTGCTGATTGAGTGAATGTTAATGTTTGATTAATATCTCTAGTTATAATTCTTAATCCAATAGCCTGTTGAACAAAAGGAATAGTATGAGTAAGATTTCTATAATAGATACCTAATGTAGTTGCTGCTTGAGTAAATGTTATCGCTTGATTAATTGTTCGATTGAATACAGCTTCAAAAGTACCTGCTTGATTAAATGTTAGATTGCTAGTTGTATATTTACCTGTTGAAACAGTGGCATCTTGTGTAAATGTTAATGTATTTTCTGCATCTGCAAATATTACATTGACACCTATTGCATCCTGATCAAACGTTAATGTTTGAGATACTGGAAGATTAAGAATCTTATCACAATCAACACTTTGATTAAGTGTTAGTGTTTGATTAATATTCCTTACATGAACATATTGATAGTCTGGATCTTGTGTAAATGTTAATGTATTTGAAGCATCTGCATATATTCCAACAATTGCCGATTGAGTAAATGTTAGTGTTTGAGAGACATTTCTATTAAATACTATGTCTACGCTTGCGTCTTGTGTGAACGTGAGCGTGTTGGCCGCTGCGACAATTTCTGCACCGGACACAAGCGTAGCATAAGGTAAAACTCCATATGGTGCATCACCATACATAATTAATCTTCA